GATTCTTTTGAATCGAAACAAACGGCAATTCGACTTGAAAAACTTCAAGAATTACTTTCAGAAATGATGGTATCTCATAACCTGACAAAAGAAGACCTAAAGGATTTAGAAATTGATAAAAGCTGGTATAACACAACTGCTTTTACCAAAAAAGGAGAGCCGACAAAGAAAACTATCGAAGCTATTCATAGTAAATTAGGATTTCTATCCTTACAAAAACAGCAAATTTTGTCTAGTAAACAGGCTGTTAAAGAATTTGCAGAGTTATCTGGTTTAGATCCTTACGCTTGGGAGAACCTAATTGAGCGTGGTCTTTCAACTGCAGAAGTAATTGAGAAAATCAAACATTCTGTTGAGCAAAAACGACTTGACCTTGAAGAAAAAGAGCGACAAAGAATTGCAAAAGAAGAATATGATTCAGCAATGTCTAAGCTAGCAAATGAACAATTTTCTAAAGTAAATGATACTACGATCGATATGGAAACAGGTGAAGTTATAAAAGTTCAGGAGCAAGTTGAGCCGGAAATATTGACTTTCGTTTTGGAAGTTACCGGAACATATGAGGCTTTAGCATCAATGAATGAGTTTATGAAGCAAAATGATATTTCTTTCAGAAAGGTGGCTAAGTAATATGTCTAACGATTTAGCTATACAAAATAGCGCTATGGATTTGGTAATGAGCGCTAACATCGAGCAAGTATCTCAACAATTACAAGCTATTGATAATTTTCAAGTAGTTGTTCAGAAAACATTACGTCCAGAGCAAGACTACGGTACTATACCGGGAACTAACAAACCAACTCTATTGAAACCAGGTGCAGAAAAGATTTTGATGCTCATGGGGCTAACTAGTGAATATGAAATCGTTGATAAAGTCGAAGATTACACTAACGGATTCTTCGCTTATACAGTGAAGTCTTCTTTGCTAAAGAATGGGCAACTTATTACAGAAGGATTTGGAAGTGCTAATACTAAAGAATCCAGATATAGACAGAACGAATGGAGCGAAATTGAACGTAAGAAAGTTTGGACAGGAGATTATCAAGAGCCATATACACTGGTGAATACAGTACTAAAAATGGCGAAAAAACGAGCACAAGTTGATGCAGCATTGACAGTAGGATCGCTCTCGAATGTATTTACACAAGATGTAGAGGATATGAAAGATTTACTTAACAAAGAAAAGTTAGAAACTATGAATAATAGCGATGCTTCTGCTCTTAAAGTTACTTTCGGTAAAAATAAAGGAAGAACTCTTGGTGAAATTGCCAAAGATGATCGTTCATATGTAGAGTGGTTATCTAAAAATGCTAAAGATGAATCTATGAAACAAGCGGCTAGATTAGTACTAAATACAAATGATAAATCAACAGTTGTTAATGATCAGAATAAGTCCAATAAAGTAGCTTCTCCGGATCTGATTGCCGAAATTGAATTGATGATTGAGGTTGTATCTCAAGCATTAGAAACAACTAAAGATGACCTATTAACGAAGTACAAAGCAAACATGTATAAAAAGTTTACCGAAGATCAAGCGAAAAGATTTCTGACCTTGCTTAAAAACCAGATGCCTAAAGAAGAACCAAAACAAGAAGCGTTATTTGATACCTATCAACCACACGCTGCAATACAAGGTGACCCCTTTGATGGCGAAGTCCCTTTCCCAGAAGTCGAATACTAAAAGAGTGAGGGAGTTTAACTCCCTCTGATTAGGAGGAATAAGCGTGGCAAGACCAACGAAGAAAGGTCTTGATTATTTTCCTCTGGATGTCGATTTTTTATCAGATTTAAAAGTTCGAAGAATTATTAAAGCATGCGGTAAAGAAGCCGTTCATATACTGGTCGCCCTGCTGGCTAATATTTATCGAGATGAGGGGTATTACGTGTTGTGGGATGACGACCTTGCGTTCTTAGTGGCTGACGAAGTTGGTACGAAGGAGGGCACAGTTGAAGAACTGGTTAGAAAAGCAGTGCAAGTAAAATTCTTTGATAAAGATATTTTTGATAAATACTCCGTATTAACTTCTAAAGGAATTCAAAACAGATACATTCTAGCCACTAAGGAACGTAAAAAAGTTGAGCTTGAATTTAAGTATTTGCTGACAAATGAAGTTAATCGGTCGAATATCTCGATTAATGGGCGGAATAACTTAGTTAATCAGGGGAATAATCAACAAAGTAAAGAAAAGGAAAGTAAAGAAAAGGAAATAAAAGAAGATGCTACTGCGGGCGAGAGTGCGTCCCTTGAAACTTTCCAAAAATTATGGCTCTTTCCAAATGTTGTACAGGTCGAAGATCTGCTTAATCTGGTAAATATCTATGGCGATGAACTTGTAGAGGCTGCTATTAAACTTGCTGGTAGTAAAGACGTCCCTAAGAATCGAGCGATTAGCTTTTTAACGGCATCTTTGCAGGAATGGGCAGATGCTAACGTTAAAACGATCGATCAAGCAAGAGATTATCAGCGAACTAGAGGCGCTAAGAAACAAGGCTATAATCAAAAGCCACTACGTGAGGAAAAACTACCTGATTGGGCTGTAAACGAACAGGGAGAAGAACAGTTATCGCCTGAGCGCCAAGCAGAGCTTGATGCGAAACTAGCAGCATATCTAAACAAAACGAAGCATTGAAAGGAGCAGATGGCTTGAAAATCGTCATACCGATCACACCAAAGCCCCAATCAAGGCCTAGGTTCACCAAGCATCGTAAGACTCCCTATGAGGAATCAGCGATGAAAGCATACAAAAATGCAGTCAAATACCATGCTATGTCAACAAGGCCGCTGTTAATTGAAAAAGGACCAGTAATTGTTGATGTCTGCTTCTTCGTATATCCACCAGCTTATATCTCAAAAGTAAAGAAAAACAGAACTTTGCTTGAGGACGAGACAATGTACTGCGATAAAAAGCCAGACATTGATAATTATTTCAAAGCAGTGACGGATGCGGTAAACGGCATTTTGTATAAAGACGATGGCCAGATAGCAGTTAGCATCTGCCGTAAAGTTTACAGCTTCAATCCTCGAACAGAAATTGAAATTAATCCACTTTAGGAGGGACCATCAATGAGAAGCAGAAGCATTAAAGCGCCATTCGAAGATTTTGGAGAATATGAATCAGCAAATGTTCAAGAAAAAGGATCTGTAAAAGTTGGTGAAAGCTACATCTGCACTCCGGGAAGACCTTTTTCAGGTCAGATAAGAGCGCAAGTAAGTCGTATCTACAAGAATTCAGCACGAGTAAGGATCCTCAGCTGCATTGAAGAAAAAGATGATGAAATACAACGAAATCTTAACGATGTGACTGTAGTGAGTCTTAAGAAAATCCACGAAGTCTGCTAGAAGTTCAGAAATTTATTAGTTAAGAATCGGAAGAAATTACGGAATGAGGTGGAAAGATGGCATTATCAGCAGAAATCAAAGAATTAAAAATTACTTGTGAATACGTAGGTGATACACATGAACTAGAGGTAACTGTGTCGTCAGAAAACGTGTATATAAAGGTTTGGGATAGCCATGCCATCAAGGAGCACGACATCGAAATGACTTTCGAGGAATGGGATACTTTTAAAAAAATAATTGATATGGGGATCGCTAGAGAAAGATGTAAGTGACAGAAATAAACAACTAGAAGGGAAGACTATGAATGTCAAAACAGTATAAAGTACTCGGAGAAACAAGAATAATCCAAGGTGGAAATGGCAATGCAAAAGTACAAATTTCGAAAGAATTAGCGAATGACAAGCCTATGCTTGTTACATTTCTCGGGTTGAAGTTGTCGCAAATAAATTTAATATGACAGTCGATGATCTTCTGGAGCTGATAAAACAAAATATTGAAGTGGAACCAATGCAATTCGATTAGTCCACAATCCACCAAAATAACCAACTAGAGAGGAATGATATCAATGGAATATCACAAAGATACAATTGAAAAACTAAAAGAGAAAATTTTGATGAAAAGAATCAATGAACTGTCAAACAATAGTCTAGTCTTAGTAGATGGTACAACCATCAATTTTGAATGTACTGATTCAGATTGTTGTGCTTCTGCTGACGGTACTTGGGAATCAGCTAAAGCCGATGGGCTTATAACCGATGTGCAACTAATCGATGTGAAAAAAGATGTGGAAGAGTGGGGAGAAACTCAAATGGTCGCGAAGTTAGTAGTAATGCATGATCATAATCCTATCGCCCAAGCTCAACTGAGAGCAGACAACGGAAATGGGGATTATTATTTCAGTGTTTTATCCGTTTTTGTTAACGGAGAAGAGGTAGGGAAGATTTTGGAAAGCTATTATGACTAATCCGCAATCGTCAGCGATAACGGAAAAAAGACCCACTAGGAGTCTTCTTTGCGAACAATATGAATTCCGTTATCAGCAAGTTGTTCGCTAATACTATGGAATAATCTAAAATTGAATTCCATTTCAAGACAACGAAAGAACTCGTCTTGATATTCACTAGTAATATCGGACGCATTTTTTAATAAGTCGTTTGGATCGTCTGTCAAATCATTTAAAACGTATTCCACAGCAGATTTCATAGCAGCACGTGCATCAACAGTAATTTTCATACGATCGCCTCCTGTGGCGATTATATCATGGATGGAGGGATAAGATGGTACCAAAATTTAGAGCGTGGGATAAGCGAGAAAATACAATGAGAGATGTAGCTGTCTTACATTTTACTAAAGGCGGTAAGGTAAACAGTATCGAATACTGGAATACACCTTTTGATTTGAAATCATATCATGTACGAAATTTAGTGCTCATGCAATCCACTGGTTTGAAAGACAAGAACGGCGTGGAGATTTTTGAAGGGGATGTTCTTTTGCACACAAGTTCATCCGTTAATTATAGTGATACTTACTGGCATAGCTATGTACAAGTATACAGAATGGATAGCGGTGCATATAGAATCA